TGATTGACTCCTCGGAAATGGTCGGGCCGAGGACCGCGTGGGCAATCTCGTGGAGGATCGTCTCGAGCCTCTCGCCGCCTTTGAGCTTCTCGTCGATCAAGATGCGAGGCCGCTTCGCGTTGTCGAAGTACGTCCAACCAGCCGCGTCGCCCTTCAACTTCGTGAAGCGCAGCAGCCACCGCTTCCCGTCGATCTTGACGTTGTGATCCTCGGCCACTGGCGAACTCCTTCGCCACGACTATGGCAAGGCTGTCAACCGCCAGCCCTGCGGCACGCGAGGAGCACCAGTTGCCGAGCGGCGAGGTCAGTCCAGGGCAGAATGGTGCGTCCGTCCGCCCACCGCTTGCCGTGCTCTGTTCGCATGACGCCAAGAATCTCGGCCATGCCATCGTCAGACCTGCACCACTCGGGGCCGAGCGAGTCCATCTTGCGAGCCATCGCGTTGCATGAGCACGTCGGCGTGGACTCGATGCCGAGCCAATCCTTGAGCAGTGCCTTGAGTTCAGTGCCGCACAGCACCGGCGGCTCCAGCACGCCAGCGTGGCCGAGTTCCGCCAGCATCTTATTTGCTGCGTCGCGGAGCGACCCTTGCGGCTCGTACCCATCCTTTGCCACTCGGGGATACGAAGGGTGGTTAACGTCCACTTCAAACACGCCGCCGCCCAAGTGAGTCGTGAGACACGGGCTCACCTCGTCTGCGGTATAGCCACGCTCGGCTGCACGAAAAAGAACGTCAAACGCACGCAGTTTCATGGGGCAAGCACCACGGTCACCTCTGGCGGCGTAAACTTGCAAGGATCAAAACAGCCAGTGCCGCCGCAGGTGTCATCGGTTGTAAAGTTCACCAAGGTCATAGACACATCTGGCTCGCTGCCGTCGTAGCACATCCTGATCCAGCAGTCGTAAAACTCATTGACAATGACGGTTTCCCAGCCGTAAAAGTTGCCGTCCCCAAACTTTCTGAAGCCGGTGCCAGCAAACGCAACTGAAATGTCGTAGCGAGCAGAGAAGCCGCAAATGCCGCCGCTTCCGACACTCCTGTCGAGTGTTGCAGAAATTTCTTTCATTGACGCTTGCGTGTAACTCTCGTCTCCTCCGTAGCGTCCGGTTGTAGTGCATACAAACAAGTCTATGTTTTGCGTTCCATAGTATTGGACTGTGCCTACGTTCTGCGTGCGTTGCGCTGTGAGTCCGCACCACTGGAACACAATCGAAGCATCTAGCGGTGGATTTGGGACTGGAAACGTACTGCCGTTGCACTCCTCGCCAGCAGCAAGAACACTGCCGACATTTTGATCGCAACAGCATTCCGGGTCCGGGGTGCTGACGCAATTCTGCTCAACGCACTCGCACCCTTCCGCACAGTCAGCCGCTGTCTCGCACGACCCGCGACACGGGTCGCAGCATATGCACCCCATTACGGAACCCTCACGCAGAGGAAAGCAGAGGTATATGACGAAGATATAACTGCTGCTGTCGCGCTTGACGTCGACAAAAATATGCTTATCGAGCAGTTAGCAGTGTTGATAGACCCCGACGCCGATACACCAGTCAGAAATGATAGTGATTGCGTCTGCGTTACAAAGACCGCTGTGGCCGTTTGCAGCACAGGCACAACGAGCCACCAAGACGTACCTTCCTTGCCGACGATGCAGTTTTCGGGCGTTGAGTGGTTGTGAGTAATCGGCCACGAAAGGTTCGTCACCGTCTGCGTGGCGGTCGGCGCGTACTTGAACGTCACGACCTTATTGGAGTTGATCGCCCACGACCCTGAGAACGTCGCGGCCCGCACCTGCTTCGGGACTTTATCCGTAAACCGCTTGTCAAAAATCAGCGGCGCGCCCGCTGAAGGCGTTGTCTCGGCACGACGCACCACGCGAGCAACCCGCTCAGCGGATTCCTTCGTAAACTGCACGGCGTCAAACGGGCCTTTTGCTCGTGCCATGCTTAGGCTGGAACGTCTGGAAACAGTGACGAGAAGTCAACCTCTGGATTCACGCGACGAGGCAGAATGTCAGGTCGTCCTGTGATGTTGATGTTGCCTTGGGACAGTGCCACAGGGTTTGGCGATGCGACCCACTCGCTGTTTTTGAAATCAAACACCATCGCCCTTCGTTTCTGCCCGCCGTCAATGAAGTTCCACCCAACGTCAGGCAACTGGAGTTTCCATCCTGTCTGCCGGTACATGAGTTGAACGGACGTTGCCCAATATGAAATCACGGCCCAGTTTTGAAATGCAACCGTGTATTCGGCGTTGACTCCCGTGATTTTCCAAGTGTGCTGCGGGCCACCAAACCACAGAGCGTTGTTGATGCTGTTGGTCGCTGCCACCTGCGCTGTCGGGAACGATGCGTAGTTTTTCTTCATCGTCGCCTTCGTCATCGTTTCTTCCGTGACGAGGCCTTCAAAGTAGTCGTAAGCCGAGTTGGTCAGCGGGTACATCGTTCCGTTGCCGCTTCCCTCGTAGTAGTAGAGCGCAGGGACTTGGCCTTGGGTTGCTTCAAACGACCACTGCGCAGCCCGTGCCGTCGGCGTCAAAAGTTCGTCATTCGTGATGAGCCCGTATTCGGCCACAAGTTGAACGTGGTATGGAGAGTCGCCAAACCGTTCCGTGAGCGTGTATTTTCGTAAGTTGAGCGACGGGTACTCTGGGTGCTCCTGTCCCCATACAGAAACGCCGGTGGCGGCAAGAATCTGAGTCGCGACCGTCTCCACGGGAGCCGCAGTCAGCGTGTCATCCGACAACGTGCAGACCCACGTCCGCTTCGCAACGCGGTCGCCCACGCGGTCGATGTCGTACTCGCGTGCCAGTTCGGTCGTGAGGACTACGCTCGTTGCCATTATCGCTGCCCGAAGGATGAGTAGCCGACGATGGCTACGGGTTGGTTGAAGTAGTTGGAACTTGCCTGCGCGATGCCGAGAGCGATGGCCTCAAGGTACTTGGTTTGCAAACGCTGCTGGATCAACGCTGGGTCTTGCCCGCCTGCGATGGTTTGCAGCACGAGGCTTGCGCCTTCCGTTGTTCGCACGTCCTGTGACTTGATCGTCTGCGATCCGAGCGTGTTCAACTTTTCAATACGCTCTTCCTGCCGTTTGGCCTCGGCGGCGGCGGCTTTTTGCTGCTCCTCAAAAATCTTGCTCTGCTGCTGTGCGTACTGCTGCTGTGCCTTGTTCTGGTTCTCCAACTGCTTCTCGGATTGCTTCTGAAAGTCCTCTCGCTGCTTGGCCGCACCGCTCGCAATGTCCCGCTCCTTCGCTGCCGCTTGGTCAAGTTGTGCAAGGCGTGCCGCACCGGCGTTGACCGCCTCGGAATCGTCGGCCTTGCGTGCTGCTGCGATCTCCTCCTGCACGCGAGCGATCTCTTGCTCAATGGCAAGCAACTGCTTCTTCGCCTCGGCCCGCTGTGAGTCACCGCCGACCGATTGCAGCAGCAGGATTTGATCGACCGCCTCGTTGACCTTGAGCCGTTCATCGGCTGCCTTCTTGAGGCCCGCGATCTCGTTCTCGTACAGCCGCTCCTGCCGTGCGACCTCGCGCTCGTAAGCCTCTTCGCCAATCGACCCACGCTCTGCGAGTTCCGCCGCTCTGTTAAGCCCATCGGCAAGCCGCTGCCCCGCTGCCTGCCCCGCTGCACCGAACTCCTCGGACTTGACGATGAGCGAGTCGAACTTGTCGGCGGTCTTGTCGAACGCCTCGGCGTACCCCTTCTCAAAACCTTGTGCCACGGCCCGCTGCTTCTCGGCAAGGTCACCTTGCAACTTCTGGAGGTCGAGCAACTGCTGCCGCTGCTCTGGAGTGAAGAAACCGTTCGCGGCCGCCTCCTGCCGCACGCGGGCAACCTCACGCTCCACCGCTTCGCGGTCACGCTGCACGGCTCGCGTCTTGTCCATCTCGTCCAGCAAAGATTCCGAACGCTTCCTGTCATCCTCGATTTGCTTCTGCCGCTCGGTGTTCGCCTGCTTGATCTTTTCGATCTGCTTGTCGTACTCGCGGTTGGCTGCCGCGACGCCTTGCTCCAACTGCTTCTCGTCAATGAGGCCAGCAGAGAACTGGAGTTTCAGCGTGTCGGCACGTCCCGCAAACTGTGCAAGGGCACGGTCGCCAGCCTTGCCGAACTCCTCGGCCTTGATCGCCGCCTTGTCAATCTGGTCGGCCACCTTCTCGATGGCCTTTTCGGCGTTCTCTTTGACCTTGATTTCAAGTTGGGTTCGCTGCTCGATGGCCTTTATTTCATCGTCAAAAGCCTGTCCAGCCATTCTCACCGAACGACGGAACTGCTCCTCGTCAATGATGCCAGCGGACAGCCGCTTCTTGAGTTGTTCAATCGACGCCTCGTATTGCAACGCCGCTTCCCGGCCAGCAGCACCGAACTTCCGCGAGTCATCTATCGCGTTGTTCACTTCCTCGCGGAGACGCTGGAAGGTTTTCTCACGCTCCTCGATTGCCTTCTGCGCTTCCTTGGAAACTTCGGCGGTGTTCTCGGAGACAGCCACGGTGGCCGCTGCGGTTTTCTTGGTGGACTCCTCGATGCCGAGCCAATACTCGGCAATCGTCAAGAGGTTGCCAACGAACTCGCCGATGCCAGACACAAGGTTGCCGATCACCGTTGCGATGGTCCCGAACACAGCCGAGGCCACGTCGCCAAGTGTGGACAGGAGCGGCGTGCTGGCAACCAGTTCGCCGAACTGCCCCGCAAGGCTGGCAACGTACTCGCCTGCCTTGGCGAACGCCGTGGTGATGATCGTGACAATGCGACTCAGCGTCTCGGAGATCACGCCCATGTTGTCCGCCACAAGCCCCACAGACGTGAAGGACACCACGAACTCGGTCGCCGCCACCGCCCCATCGCTGATGGCCTTGAAGAAGTTGAGGGCCGCGTCGTTCAGCGGTTCAAACGCTTGAGCGATCCCCTGCACAATCACGCCAAACGGCTCAAGCACCGCACCGATTACTCGCCCGAGGTTGCCGAGGTTCGTGCCAATCAACTCGATCACGCGACCGATCTGCGTGAAGATGGGCTCCAGCACCTTGCCAATGGGATCGACAATCGACGTGAGGCCAGCGACCACTTCCGCGAACGCCTTCGTCACGCCTTCGCCAAGTCCAACAAACGGCAGCAGCAGCGTCTGGCCGAGGCCTTCCGTCGCCACCCCGAACGCATCGAGGCCTGCACCGAAATCGTCAATCCGCTTGCGGTCCACGTCGGTCAATGCACGACCGAACCGCTCCATGTCATCCGACGCGCCGGTGAGATTCTTGAAGAACGGCAGTAGGTCGGCACCCGTTTTGCCGAACAACTGGAGGGACGCCGCCGTTCGCTTCGCGGGATCCTCGATGGCTTGCAGTCGCTCGCCGATGAGTTTGTACTGATCTTCCGGCTTGAGTGATTGCAACTCCTCCGAGGTCACGCCGATGCTCTTGAGCGCAGCCTGTGCCGCCTTGCTCTCCTCGTCCACGCCAGTGACGTTTTTCTGTAGCCGACCGAACGCCGTGCTTACGGCATCTATGCTGGTGCCGCTCCTCGCCGCCGCTGCCTCCAGCGTCTGGATGAACTCAAACGACACGCCGAGTTTGTCGGCAGTGTTGCCGAGTTTCTCGACGCGATCTTCAAGGTTGACCAGCCCGTTCGCAACCGCCACCGCACCGGCCCCGAACGCTGCCACGCCGACGAGTGCGAGGTTGGTGGTCGTGAGCAGGCCAGTGAACTGCGTGCTGACGGACGCCAGCCCTTTGTTCAGTCCACCTGCGAACACGCGGCCAAGCCCCTCGCCTGCACTCGACAGACCTGACAGCCTGCCAGCCACGTTGCCAATCGGTCCCGGCAAAGCAGACAGCACGCCGCTGAGTTCATTGAACTTGAGTTTCCCCGCGTCGCCGCCCTTCTTCGCTTCCTCTGCAAACTTGTCAGCGGCAAGCGTTGCCTTCGCGTAGTCTTTCGACACACGCTGCAACGCTGCCGAATACTCTGCCTCGGTGAGCAGACCTTGCTTGCGGAGCGCGTTGAGTTCTCGCGTGGATACGCCGTAGTCTCGCTGTGCCTTCTGCTCTTTGGTGAGGTTCGCTTCGACAATCGCAGCAGCCCGTGTGGCTTGATCGGCACGCACCTTGTCGGCAGCCGCCTGCTCCTTCGCTGCTGCAGTCGCGGCATCCGCCGCTGCCTTGTTCGCACCACTCGCCTCGGCTGCGGCACGGTTGAACGTCTCTTGCTCAATCGCGCCGAGTTCCAGCAGTTGGTTCAGTCGCTCCAGTTCCGTCGCTCGCCTTTCCTCGGCGGTGCGGTTAGCCTCCGTCAACGCCGCCCCTTCGCGGAACGATGCGGCAGTCTTGTTGGCTTCCTCCGAAATCTTCGCGAACTCGGCGGCAAACTGCTCGCCGTCAACCTTGCCTGTGCGGAGAGCGGACTGCAAGAACGCGAGGTCCGTGGCGAACTGCTGCTGCGCCTTACCAGCACCGCCGCTCGCCGTGGCGAACGTCTTGAACACCTCCGTGACCTTCGCGGCCTCGGTGTCCAGTTGCTTGAGCGCACGCTCGACGGGGTTGAGTTTCTGCTGGATGCCAGTGGCATCCGCAGAAATCTTCAACGCTAGTCCGAGTACGCTTGACATCAGTCGAATCCCAGTTGCTTCTTCAAGTCCATGATTGCTTCCTTCGCTTGCAGAACGTGCTGCGGTGGAGTCTCAATCGGATTGAAGTCGCTTGCCTTCGGGCATTGTCCTCGTGCGCTGTAGGGAGCCATCATCGCGGAGACGAGCAGGCCGGTTTGCGCCCATGAGTCGGGGATCGCTTGGAAGTGGCGGACGTATGCCATCCACTCCGCAAGTTCTCGCGTTGTCATGCGGCGTTCCAGTTCGCCGACCGTCATTCCTAGATGCCCCGCCAGCCGAAACAGGAACTGCCTCGACGGACGGAGATTTAGTTTTTTGCCAGTTCCTCCACGTCTGCCTCGCTCATCGCGTTGTGGCTCATCGCCTTCTCAAACAAGGTGGACACCACCTTGGCTGACTTGCTGGCGAGGCTGGCGATCTGCTCGTCGGTGAACAGCCGCTCGCCACTTTCGGGATGGCACAGGCAGCGGGCGAGGAACTTCGTGCGGAAGTTTTCGATGCCGCTCTCACGCTTGCCGATCCATTCGCGCTCGTAGCCGTCGCGTTCGCCGACCGTCATCACGCGGATGCCAAGCACCATTGGCTTGCCTTCCGAGTCGGGCCATTCTTTCACCGTGACCTTGAGGATGCCGAGGTCATCGGCCGCGAGGATTTGTGCTGCGAGTTCTGCTGCTGTGAGTGGCATATCTACTCCATGACAATCTTGAAAACACCGACGTACCGCGTCACGTCGTTGACGGCCCCCGTTGCACGAAGCGACTGACAGACAGCCTTCGTGGTGAAGGTCAGCCCGCCGCCAATCACTTGAAGCGTTGACTTGAGACCGTACTGGTCAGCCGTCAGCCGCGTCGTGGAGAAGGACGATATTTCTATAGTCCCTGCGTCAAGCGTCCAGCGGGTCGAGCGGCCCATCGGCAACTCGCCCCCACGCTGAACGTCGATCTTCGACACCTCACCGAACGCCGTGCCATTCCAGACGGCGGTGACTCCAGTGCAAGCAATCGCCATGACGGGCCTCCGTCATGCAACTAGCGAGCAATGCGGAGCGTAGCCTGTCCCCGGATCGCATCGTTCGTCGCAAGCGTCAGCGTGCTGGCGTTCACGGTGTACGCGATGGCCGAGAGTAGAGCAACGCTGCTCACGGTGATCGTGCAGGTTCCTGTCGAGGCATCGGCGATAATCGTGCGGCCGAGGTAGTCGAACTGCACGGTGCGACCCGTGTCGGTCGTAGAACCTTGGAGCGGTCGGTCAAGCGTGGCGATGGACGCACCTTGCGTCAGGCCAAGATGCGAGACGTCGATCTTCTCCTGGTCAGCCGTCGGGTCGTTGTACGAGACAACAATGTTGGTGACGGTGAAGAGGTCAGCCCCGAGCCGCAGCGTCGTGCCCGTTCCTGCGTGTGGAGTCGTGATCGACATGGTGTGCTATATCTCCTGCCACATGATTGAGTACGTCTGTGTCACGCTGTAGACGGGAGGCAAGTCGCCACCCGCCAACTGAATGAACCCATCGGCCTCGTTGTCGAGGCTTACGTTGTCCACTACTACCGAGTCTGACGGCGACCCCCCGTAGCCATCCAGAGCGCGGCGGATGCGGTCGGCCAGTTCCCTTACTGCTTCGTATGTCACGGCGTACAGGTCAACAGACATCACGACTGTGGGCATCCCCATCGGCCCCCCTAGCGTGTGCGACCGCTGCACGCCGGAACGCCGCCACGTGATGAACGGCAGGTCCGCTGTGGCCGGGGCAATCACGGGGTAGACCCGCTGGCCCACTACCGCCGCCACAGCGGGGTCGGACACGAGAACGGTGGCGAGGCCTTGCTCGGGGCTCTTGAGTGGCATCTGCGGCCTTTTGTCCTAGAGGGTGTCCGTACCGCTGGCGGTGCCCGAGTCCCTGTACCGGAGGGTGGCCCACGCCTTCTCCATCGTGATGGCAAGGTCACGCCGCAGCGATTCGGCCACGACCGCCTGCGTCTGCTCCCACGCGGTGCGGAGCGGCGGTTGCCCGGTGGAGCCGCCGACCGGAAGGGCGGGAATGATGATCGGCGTCTTTGACTTGCGAAAAAAAGCCTTGGGGTAGGCAGGGTCGGTTTCCACCCGCCCATCCCGGCCCGCCGACTTGATGATCGAGAACGGCCCGAGTTTGTTGAACGACGAGGCGATGTAGGTCGGCGTCTGCTCCTCAACCAGATGCAACACACCTTTGCCCATGACCAACTCCCACTTGCCATTCCGGCGACGAGCGAACGGACGCGTCGGACTTTTTCTGGCGTAGGTTCGCGGCTTGGCTTGGGTGATCTTCCGCTCGTCCGTCCCCTTCTCAATCCACCACTGGTGAAACGCACGGTCTTTGCCAGCCCGCACGCTGCCGCCTGCGGCACTGCTCGCTGGCCCCTTGCCAGCACGCGTGTATCCCACGATGCCGACCGCTACGCCGTCCTGCTTGTACTGGACAACCTTGCTGGTCACCGCACGCTTGAGGTTCCCCGTTGGCCCGACCGGCGTGATGTACCGCAGGTAGTTCTCGGTCGGCTTGATGGCCTTGCGAATGATGGGGGCAAGCACTTGCGCCGCTTGCTTGTTCGGAAAGAACTGGCGAATCCGCTGCTGGAGTTCCCGCAGTTCCGCGATGTTGAGGTCGAGTTTGATTCCGGCGACGGCCATCACTGCACCTCTTGGCAGATGAGTTCGTGGACGCTGCGGTTCTCATGCTCAAGGATGGAGATGATCTCCAGCGTGCGGTCACGCCACGACAGCCGCATCTGCGGCGTCAAGCCCGCGAGGTATCGCATTTTTACGCGGTGCGAAATATCGACCTGCTGCTGACCGGCGAGCAGGTACTCGCGAGCCGACACGCCGTTCACGCTGGCCCATACAGTGGCGAACGTCGCCCATTCGGAGATTGACTCTCCGAGGCGGTTCCGGTTCTCGGTCGCCTGCTGCACCGTAACGCGCTCGCGGAGTGTCCCAGCGTCAAGAGCCATACATCACCGCCGTGTAGGTGGCTGTGCCGCTATTGGTTCGGATGGTAAAGCCGTCGATGCCTGCCTGCTCTGGATGCAGCACGACGGGCGTATTGGCGATGACGCGGGAGTATGCCGAACCAGACACCTCCGACAACTGCGCCTCAGCGGAACAGATGAACGCAATCACGCTCACTCCGTTTTCAAATGAAACGATTGAGCCAGCAGCGTTTCTGTACGTTGAGGGATCAGTCAGGAAAGTTTGGTTTGACGCTCCAACAGTGCCGGTGACCACGGCCACCTTGCCGGTCAGGTACTCACGCGATGCAATCAGGCTCACGACGTTGAGCGACTCGTCGCCGTCTTTGTCGTGGAACGTCGCGTCAACGCTGATGCGGCCTTCAATGGTCACGGGTTGAAACTTTCGCAGAGGATGATCTTGTATGTCCCCGTGCCAACTCCAGCACCCATCCGCAACGCCGGAATAAACGCCGGGTAGTACGTCACAGCGGGCATTCCTCTAACCGACTGCATATAGAACTGATTGTCGCCGTAGTCATCGAGGGCTCTCGGGAAGTCGCCGCTCCATGTGAAGATGACTCGCTCTACGGAGTCCATCAGCACCGCTTGGCCTGCTGCGTTTCGGTAGGTCGTTTGCCCGATGGAGCCGAAACTCACAGCCTGTGTTCCGGCTGTGCCAGTGACCACGGCCACCTTGCCGTCGGGGTATTCCTGCGACTGGTTCAGCGTCACGACCTTGATCGAGGACGTGCCGTTCACGTCGTGGAACAGCACGTCCACATTCACCCGCCCGTCGAGCGTCATGTGTATGACCCCCACGCGATGGAGTCAAGCAGCCGCTTGGCGGCATCGGGCATCTCGCCGCCACCACGCTTCTCGTAGATTTCGTGGACGCACATGAGCATGGCGGTCTTGGCACGCTGCGGCACGCTGGCAGCGTCGCCGTACCCTGCCCACCACGTGACCGACACGGAGTTCTGGTCAAGCAGGTGCGAAGGCCACGAGCCGTTGTAGATGTTCCGAATCACTCCCGGCGTGGCATCGCGGTCCACGCGGTAGGATGTGGTGGCAAGCGTTGCGGTCGCCAGCGAGTCGCCGGTCGTGTACGTGACCGACACCGCCGTGGCTGTGCCTGCCGTCGCCATCGGGGGGCGTGGGAGTTCAATCTCTGCCGGGAACGCGTCCAGCCGCATGAGCAACTGCTGCGTGACCAGTGCCCGGTCAAGGTAGTCCTCGCACCACTCGCGGGCTGCGGTGATGTAGCCGGTGATCAAAGCATCGTCCGCAGTCGTGTCCACGCGGAGGTGAGCCTTGGCTTCGGCCAGGGTGATCGGCTCCGCAGCCGGGGCGGTCAGTCGCTTGAGGCTGCGGTAGCGTCTCATCTTTTTCGTCTCCTCGGCGTCACGTCAGCCGTCTCGGCCACCGGCTCGACGCTGGCTGTCTCAATCAAGGTCTGCTGCGAGTCGCGCACCTCGGTGGCGTACTCCCACGCGACGAGGCCTTCGGCCTGCCGTTCTGGGAGGTCGAGGACTTCGCCCGGCTTGTACGCACCGTAGGGTCGGAGCATCCGTATTTTCACGGTTCAATCCACCTTCCATGCAGAGGCTGGCGGCTGGCGGGTTTCCTGCCACTCGTTGCAATACTGAAACACAGGCTTCCCCAGTTCTTGGCTAGGCCATGTGATGACGTACTCGCCGTGGCCGATTGCCACTCGCGGCGTGATGTAGAGGCGGTTGCCGCACGCCTTGAACTGCCTCCAGAACGAGATGTCGGAGTCTGTCCTTCCTTCGTCCCACCGTCCGTCAGGGCCGGGCTGCTCGTGAAACCACGGCTTCGCCATGCGTCGCAAGGCGGCGGTCGAGATGATCGTGCAGCCGAAGTGAGCGGTGTCCACCTGCTGCACTGGGTGACCAAACCACTCTTTCGGCACTTGCGTCACGCCGCCTTCGGGCGGGTTGTCAAGCGTGTCGAGCAGCGTAAGCATCGGCCTGCCGTCCTCCCGCTTGGTTTGGATTGGCGCGAGCGCATCACACTGGAACGTCATGGCGAGGGCGAACAGGTGCTCGATGTTCTCGCGGCTCACGAAGGAATCCATGTCCAGCGTGATGATGTATTCCGTGGTCGGCTCGAACTTCTCAAGCATCCGCGTGAGCACTTGGCTCCAGAACGCACCCTGCCCAAGCGTGGGGCGAATGTGAAGCGGCATCATCGCTTCGATGAAGCCGAAGATGTTGATCAGCGGCCCAAAGCGTGGCCCGCTCAGGATCGCCTCGCACCGCACCTCAACCGACGATCCGCCAACTTGAACGAGCATTTCTTGATTCCAGAAAGTGAGAACGGCGGGGAGGCTCGCGCCTTCCCCGCCGTCTACTGTGCTCGTCGTGTCAAGTGGATCAGCCGACCGCCTGCGTGTTGACGCCCTTCTCGGACGCGCTCATCGGGCCCGCTTCCGCCTTGCTAAGACGGCACGACGTGATCACGCCGCACGTCGAGGCCGGGGTCGCGAACACGGTGAGATACCGTCGCTTGCCACGGAGGTCGATGTCGAAGCGGTGGGAATATCCCACCGAAGCCGTCGCGGTGACACCAGCAGCCACGGTGAAGTCCGTGCCAGCAACGAACCCGCTGATGTTGACCTGACCGGAACCGCTCGTGTCGCTCTGAGCCACCCGCAGCACGGTGGCAGCGGTGGTCGGAGGCGATGCGGCGGTGAACGGGCTGAACAGCACGTCAATCGACGCGTTGGCAAATCCGAGCGTGTCGATTTCCAGCGAGTGGGTGGCGGACGAAAGCACAGCCGCCTCGGCCTTGCTGACGCTCTTGGTAGCAGCAACGTGATTCATGGGGTCAGGAATCTCCTAGAGAGTGTGTGTCAGGATCAGCCGAACTTGAGGGCCACGACAGGACCGGCCTTGGTCGTGCTGCCGATGTCGTTGACCACCATCGCGTTGCGAGTGGTGGCGAAGGTCAGGGTCTGGTCGAACTCGATATACCGCTCGCTGGCGGTCTTGATCGAGACGGCCCGACGCTCACCGAAGATGGCGGCTTGCGACAGGTCGCCGAACAGGGCAGCCACCGTGCCGGTCGTGCCGGTGAGGTTGGACTGCATCGGCTGCACCAGCGTGACCGGGTAGCCGAGGAACGTCTCGCCGAAGCCCGCAGCCACGTTGTCGCTGGAGTTGCCGCCAGCACCAGACGAGCCGCCGGGGAGCATGGCGAGCCGCAGCATCGCGGCACCCCAGCCAGCCGGGGAGATGTACCAGCGAGCGTTGCGGTTCCGAGCGTAGAGCGGGAGCCGAGCCAGCAGGTCGGTGAAGTTCTTCATCGTCAGGTCGCCGAAGGTCGTGTTACTGGTCGCAGTCACGACGCTCGCCGAGTAGGCCGACTGGAGAATCTTCGTGGCGATGCCCGTCACGCCGTGGTAGGCGAGCGTGCCGTCACCGATGAAACCCGCGTTGTCGAAGGCCTCGCTGAACGCCTGAGCCGTCTCGACGGCCATCGCGTCTGCAAGGTCGATCACCGAATCTTCCAGCAGCGAGTTCGGGGTGCGGTTCGCCACGCCCCAAATCTTCGCGGTGAGTTCCACGTTGTCGAACGTCACGTCGCTGGCAGTCACCTCGATGTTCTCGCCGACAGGGCGGGCCGTGAGGCCACCCGTGCGACGAGCGTAGACGAGCGTGTCGCTGTTCATGTTGACCCGCTTGGCTTGCTGCGGGAACACGCCGAACTCCTCAACGAGACGGATGATCTCGCTGGAAAGTTCGGGGCTGGTGAGGACGCCGCCGAGGCTGTTGATGCCACCGGCCTGCACGCGGCTTTCGACGCCGTGATCCTTGCACCACCTTCGCGCCTCGGCATCGCCGAACACGAAGCCCTTGATGTGCATACCGGCTCGGTAGGCACGCTCGGATGCGTCGGGGCCGGTGAACGCCTTGAGGGGACCATGCGACTTCGGCACGGCGTAGTGACGCTTCTCCACTTCCGGCTCCTTGGGCTCAGGGTTGTCGATCACCTTGGCGGGAGCGGAACGCTCCAGCACGGCGCGGAGTTCGGCGTTCTTCGCCTGCACCCGCTGGAGGAACTCGATGCGCTCGCGGAGTTTCTCGGACCGCTGCTCAAGCGACCGCAGGGATGCTTCCTGCTCCTCGCTCATGGGGGCTGCTTCCTCGCCCTCGGGCGCGTCCTCGGTCATCGCCTCCATCTCGGCGACAACGGCAGCCAGTTCGTCGAGCAGTGCCTTGATCTTGTCCACAGCGGCAATCTCCTAGTGCGATTTCGTGGCAACGCGGACGCGTCGCCTACGGTCAAAACTATTGGTCACCCCATGCACCCATGCAGATGCGATCACCTCGGCAGTAAAACACTCACGCGGCGAACCTTGTTCGCCAGCAGCACCTGCTTGTCGGTGCAGCCGCACGTGGCACAGCGGAGGTACCGCGTTTGGTAGTCGCCGGATCGCTGCGATGACGCGACGGCGAGTTTGCCGCTGCGGCACTTCGGGCATGAATCGCCACTACTTGCCATGCAGTCTCATCCATTCGCGGATTTCGTTTGACTTCATTCGCACGTACATTGCGGCAGCAGCCTGCCGGTTCCGCTGCTTGCAGAACTCGTCGTAGGAACGCTTCGCCACCTTGGCATCGGCATCGGGGTAGGCCGGGAAAGTGACCGGGCCAACGTCGATCAAGGAATCGATCTTCGTCACGGTTCTGATGCTGCGGCCTTCCTCAACGCTCCACGACTCGCCACCGGGGGCGATCTGGAATGAGAACGAACTGCCACGCACAATGCCTGCCTCGATGTTGGCGGCGATGTCGCGACCGTAGGAGGTGTCTGGCACCGGGAACTCGTACCGCAGCCCGATCTCGTCAACGCTCATGGACAGCGTGCCGGGGTAGCGAGCGAGCGGGAAGTTTGCGTCGTGGTTCCACAGGGCACGCGTCTCCAGCGGCTTCTTGCGACCGCGACGTTCAGACACGAGGCCGAACGCGTCGGGGTGAATGCGCTCTTGGAAGTCGCCGAGGTCAAGCGAGTTCACGCCGAACTTGGCGGCGTAGCCGACGATCCACCGCGATTCGGCGGAACCTTCGTCGCTTCGGGACTCCACACGGAGCAGCGGCAGCGTGCCGTTCTCCTCCTCGTACAGACTGCGTCGTTCGATTGCCATGCTGCGATTCTCCTCGTCTGCGGCGTTCAACTGTTCCACCAGTTTGCGACTCCACGCGTACCCCGGATCGGACCCCCACAGTGCCCACGCGATGCGGCCGTTGGATGGGAATCCTTCCTCACCGGGCGACCAGCCGCCGCCCTGCTTGTCAACCTCGTGCCGGTCGAAGTACGCCTTCATCCGGCGTGCGGTGTCGGGGCTGATGTTCGTGCCGTTGGAAAGGTCGCGAGCGCGAGCGATGCCGACCTCCGTGCCGCCGCGTCCGAACTCACTGCGCCAGTCGAGTCCCTTCTGTGCTTCGTCTCGCACTCCCTGCGGAGGCGTGAAGTCGATGTGGTCGTACTTCGCCATCGTCAACCTGCTTGTTCTGGCGGCGGGTCGGCTGGGGCAGGAGCGGCCTGCGAAGGCTGCACGCTGCCAGCGGGATTGCCAGCCACCACCCCCGCGAGGATCGCCGTGACTTGATCAGCGGAGATGCTTGGGAACGACGCGGCGATGAGTGCCGCCGCCCCTTCCTTCGTGAGCAGCCCCGCTGGAATCTGCGACAGGATCGCGATGAGCCCGTTGATCTGTGCCCCGTTGAGCGACACGTCGGCAACCTGCGGCTCCTCGGGCTGTGCCGGGTCGCCCTGCGGCTCGCCGGATGCGGCAGCCAAGCCGCCATCCACGCCTTGCCCGTCGATGCCGCTGCCGGGTTGCTGCTGTGCCAGCACGTCGGCTTCGGATGCCTGCTCGCCGAGCGTGCCCATGTTCAGCGGGCGGTAGCGAATCTCTCCACCCTCCACCGGGTCCATGTTCTCGCTGGCTCTGATGTCGTTCGTGGAAACGACGCCGATGTCCCACATCGCCCGGTTGTAGGACGCGCGGCTGGCGGCATCGCCGCGAAGCAAACCGCGAACGTCGAACTCGATCAGGTAGCGATCATCGCCGCCGAGAAGGTCTCGCATCATCGCCGTCTCAATCCGGCGAAGCAGTGGGATGATCCCGTGAGTCACGAACTCAATCTCGGCCTGCGGCGTGCCTTGCTCAAGACCGAGCAGGTAACCGGGGACGCGGAAGAGACGGGCGATCTCCCTCAACTGGTAGAGCCGCAGTTCCAGAAACTGGGCCTCGGTGTTTGTGGTCTGCGGAATGTCATAGGGTTTTAGCCCGCCCGTGAGGACTGCCGTGTTGTGCGCGTTGCCCACGCCGCCGTGCCGCCGGTCCCACTGCGACCGCAGTGCTTCGCGTGCCTCGGCGTTGAGTTGCCCGTCGGTGGACAGGACGAAGCCGGGGCGTGCCCCGGCGGCGAAGAATCGCTCGCCGTGGAGTTCGCACGCGCGGGCCAACGCGATGGCAGCCTTGCACTCCTCAACGATCTTGATGCCGTTTACGCCGTCATCGGACGGGCCGCGAATGTGCAGGATCAAATCCTGCGCGATGGGTCGCTCTTGGCCCGTGGCCTCGCGGTACTTGTACCGCAGGCTGCCGTTCTCGACCCGCTCGTTCTTCATGCGGCTGGGGTGCAGCGGCTCGATCTTCCCGGCCTTGAGTTCGGAGAAGGCGTCGCCCCACAGGTCGAGGTGCATGACCGCCTGCTCTCGCCACTCAAACGAAGTCTGCCAGCCGTTGGGCTGTGTGTGCAGTTGGCGGTACAGCGGGAGTTCTCGGGCGATCCGCTTGCCGCCACCGGGCGTCCGCTCGTACACGTGGAGCGGCAGGCTGGCAACCGTCTCGGCGCGGATGCGGGTGCAGGCAAACACCGCTGAAACGGTGTGCGCGTTTTCGGAGTTGATCCGCACGCCAGCACTGGAGCGGTCGGACGAATCTTCGTCCCACATCCGCTCCTCACCGGGGAGCCAGAGGATTCGGTGCTGTTGGTTCGGTGCGATCATATGAAGAAGATTTCGGGCGTGTCAGCAGGTTTCTGCTCGTTGCCCATCCAGCACCCTATGGCTTGGCACAGGGCGACGATTCCGTCGATGCGCTCGGTCGACTTGAACTTGCTGGGGTAGATGTTGCCGTAGCGATCCTCGTGAACGGAGACGTTGCCAGCGCACCACCCCAGCACGGGATGCCCCGCGTGGCGAATCTTGGAGTTGGCGAGCAGGTTCTCCAGTGCCTTGGCAGGCGCGCTCATGGCGCGACCGCCCTGCGGGTATCCTCTCACCTCCACCCCGTCCCCTTGCAGCATATTGGCGATCATCTGCCCGTTGAACTTGAGGTCGACCGCCAGTTGCCGCACGCTGTACTTGGTGCATATTTCCACGAGATCGCGGTGCAGGATCGTGTAGTCGGTCACGTTTCCATCCGTGACCTTGATGAATCCGTCCCGAATCCAATCGAGGTACGGCACCTTGTCGCGATGGCTGCGCTCGGCTGCGTTCGACTCGGGAATCCAGAAAAACGGCAGCACGTCGATGCTGCCATCCTCGGGATCGGGGCATACGAGAACGAGGGCGGTGAGGTCGTAGGTGGTGGCAAGGTCGAGGCCAGCGTAGACCGGACGGTCGCCAAAGTCGTACAGCGGCAGCGACCCCTGCTGCCATATTTCCGGGGACAGCCATCGCACATCGGAGGTAGTCCACGTGTTGAGCCGGTATCTCAGGAAAGAGTTCAACTTTGTTGGCGACTGCTCCGCTTCCTTGGCATCGGCAGCGAAGTCATCCGGCTTGATCGTCACGCCCCACGACGGATTGGCCTGCGGCCACACGTCAGGTTCTTTCCAATCGGCCCCCTCCTGCATCTCGTAGATGCAGGGGAAGAACGTCGGGTCGTGCTTCCAGTTGGCGGCGACGGAGCGAGCGTATTGGTACTGCTCGTAGCAGATGCCCTTGCGGTCGTAGCCTGCCGTGGTAATCGAGCAGAGCATCGGCTGCTCTCTCGCAGCACCACCGTAGCGAAGTGCATCCCACAGGCGGCGATCTTTTTGGGCATGGAGTTCATCGAACAGGAGCCCGTGGATGTTCAAGCCTTCCGCCCGAAACGCGTCGGCGGACAGCACGCGGTAGAACGACGCCTCCTTGCGGTACGCGATTGTTCGCCGCGAGTCCACCACCTCAAGCACGCGAGAGAGTTGCGGCGAGGCACGTACCATGCTGGCCGCTTCCCTGTAGACCACAGAAGCCTGCTCACGGTCCGCAGCCGCGCCGTATACCTCGGCCCCGTTCTCGCCGTCCATGACGAGCAGGTAGAGGCCGATGCCAGCGAGCAGCGTGGACTTGCCCGACTTCTTCGCAGTTGAGATGTACGCCACGCGGTAGCGTCTTGTGTCATCGTCAACGCGGAGCCAGCCGAACAACTCGGCGATCATCTCTTGCTGCCACGGCAGCAGGTCGAACGGCTTGCCAGCGAACTTGCCCTTGCTGTGACGCAGCCACCCGCCGAAGAACTCCAACGCGTGCGACGCACGCGTTGTGTTGAAGTACCAATCAAGCCCCTGCTCCACCGCTTCGCTTTTTGACAAAGGCTGCAACTGGATCTTCTTCAACGCTGTCATGGATCGTCACCTGTGATCGGCTGCTGGGAGTCAAGCCGAACTCCTGCTGGAGCCGCAGCAGGTCTTTGGCGAACGACCGCTCGGCAGTCGCCCACGAGTGCGGCTGCGACCACTTGATGCGGAGCCGACCATCCGTGCGGGTTGGGTCAATCTCGGTCTGCACGTTGTCTCGCCCCATCTGGTCGCACTTCTCCTTGGTGCGCATCCAGTTTGCCCACGTGGTGCAGTAGATGATCCACGCGTCAATGTCGGCCTCTGTGAACACTCGCATTCGCCGCAACGCGGGGACGGAGCGGTTCCACTTCTTGACGGCGAGCGGATCACCGGCAATCTCCTCGGGCGGTTCAAGGTTCTCCAGCAGTTCCGGCGTAGGCTCCGCTGCGTTCAGCGTCTCCTTGCTCGGGTTGCCGCGAATGTATTTGAGAATCGAAGGCTCGGGGGCGGGGCCGCGTTTGCCCATGTCGTGTGTCTCCTTACTCGCAGCGTATCTCACCAGTGGTTCGGATGGAACCAATCTTGTTCGCTGCTGTTCCGTCAACGATGGTCCGGTTGATCATGGGGTGATCGTCATCGTTCGGCCCCGTGTCCGAGTCTGGATGCCACGCGATCACGTCCATCGTTTCCTCGTAGGTGAAGAAACTGTGCGGCGTGTCCTCGGGGAGCAGCCACAGCATCCCCGGCTTGAGATCGAAGTCGCCGGTCGGTGTTTTGCACACACCGTTCCCGCGTGCCACCACGCCGATGCGAATGCTCGGGTGAGTGTGCATGGTCTGCGAAATGTTTTTGGGGAAGTGCAGGAAGTTGAGGCACGGCTCGCCAAGTCGCGGCGGGCAGATCAGCAGCGTGTCCGAGCAGCCGTCGATGTACCGCAGCCTGCCGCGATCTTCGACGGGGCCACCGATGGAGAACAGGCCGCGATAGTTGTGCCGCACAATGACCAGCGCGGCGTTGTCTCCGACCTTCTTGCCATCGCGTCCCACGCCGACCGACTGGATGCGAACAGGCGTGGGCACGCAGAAATACATCCCCGGCTGGAGTGCGAACTGGCCTTGGTTCGTGATGATGTAGCACCACTCGCAGGCGAAGCCGTAGACCGTGTCTGTGGTATCTTCGTTTCGGTACTCGCCAGTGCTGGGCACCATGCTGGCGGACACCGGGAAACGGTAGTCCCGAAAGTTTAGTTCGCCGGTAACGTATCCGATGCTGGCGTTGCTCATTCCGGTACCCATCCCCTGTTGAACTCGGTGCCCTCGCGGGCAACCACATCGGGCAGCCCCGCACGCTCGGCGAGGCGATCCACTTCCTCCTCCTCCATCTGGAGCAGAAACTGAACGTCATCGCGGTCAATGCCGCCGTCCAGCAGTGTGCGAACGATCTCGGCCATCGGCAGCACGTGGTGTTCGCCGCGTGCGCGGTTGTGCCGAATGGTGGACATCATGCGATGCTCGCGGTTGCCCTTGATGCGAACAATCGGCACCGTGCCGCCGGTCAGTTTTGCAACCTCCGGTTCCGCTGACACTCGCCACCTATGCTCGCCATCCACGATCACAGGCTTGCCGCCCTTGCCGTCATCGAACACGACGATTGGTTGTGTCCACCCGTCCTCAAGGATCGACACCTTGAGCAGCCGGTGTTCCGGTGGTGGCTGCTTGTTCGGGTTGTAGTCGTTGGGGGCGATGGCATCGCGGTTCACCCACTCGACTTCATTCAGCGGCTGCTTGTTTTTCACGACAGGATTCCATTCTTTCTTCGGGCTGCGATGGCCTTGTTGTTCACCTTCTGCGCCTGTCTGCCGAACTTGTTGCTGCCGACCTTCGCCACGACGCAGATGAACTTCCAGCAGTAGCCACTCAGCGGGTGCGGCTCGTCATCCGGCAGTGCATCGTTGGTGCGGCTCCTGTGCATCCCCATCAGGCTTGAGATGGCATCAGCCACCTCTGGCTTGGCCGACTCCTCAAGTCTGGACACCAAGTCAAGAGTGTGCTGCTGCCAAGTCTTTCCCTGTGGCAAGTCCTCGTCACTCAAGCCGCACGCGTACAGCCCCGTGTTCGCATACCGTGCAGCCGTTGCCGCACCGGCGACACGACCGACCATCTTCGACCACAGCCCCGGCCAGCACGTCTTGAAGGTGTGCAGCCCGCGAATCGGTTGTTCGCCGAACGGCGGCGCACAACGCTGGAGGTTGCGAGGCATCCCGATTTTTTCCATCACGTCGTAGGCACGGTTGTAGTCCCAGCCCATCAGCCCCGGCGCACGCCACACATCGTCCGTCGACCAGTCGTAGATCGGGTACGCCTTCGTGATCCATCGTGCCCCCTCAAACGCACCAAGAAAAGCATCATCCGTCACGCTGGCTGGCTTGCTGGCGACGGCACGGTACCGGCTCATGGACTCTTGGCAGCGGATGCCCATGATGACGCACACGTTTCCCATGCTCGGCCCGTAGATAAGCGGGATAGCATCGGGGATTGCCATGCCTCGCTTGAACCCCGGTAGGTCTGTGATGGCCTGCGGCGGGAGATCGCGAACCCACTTGTCTCTGTCCTCCTCGCCCCACGTGTACCAGACGGGTTGCTTCTCGGAACAGGCGTTGCGGTGTTCGATGGGGATGCAGTACCAGCGGAAGTTCACGTCTCCGCGTTGCGAGACGCGCTCCATGTACTCCACGGTGTCGGGCGGGATTGCCTCCTCGTCAAACGACACCACTTCCAGCGGCAGCGAGTTGCGACGAGTCGCCGCATCAAGTGCGATCTGAAGGCAGGCGGTCGAGTCCTTTCCACCACTGAATGACACCACCACCTTGTCGAATCGGTCAAAGCACTTCTCAACGCGCTCCACTGCCAAGTCGTAGCACGACTTCTCGACGCGGCGTTGCTTTCTTACCTTTGCCATCACTGCGACCCCCGAGAGTCACGCCACTCGGCTACCGCGAGCGCAAGTGCCTCGCCGCTCGACTCCGTGGCGAACACTTTCTTCGCCAGCCGCAGTGCTGAGCGAACGTCATGCTCCTGACCTGCGGTGAGCGGAACAGAGAACTGCACGTACCCGGTGTCCGCAGGGTCGCCTTGCTCGTCACTTTGCTCGCCACCCTCGGCAGCGGCGATGTCGCGGAGTTGCTGACGAACGTGATCCTCGTGTTGGGCAGCGAGCATCTGCTGCAAGGCCTCGCTACTGGTGTTCACCGTGCGAAGAAGTTCGTCAAACTTGGCACCATCCGTCTCGGCCATCGCCGCCAGCGGGTCGATGGTGGCGAGAAGTTTGTCAGCCTCGGCCTCGGTAACGTCCAGCACCAGCACCGGCACCTTGGCGTCGGCGATTGTCTCGGCTCGCAGGTGCCCGTCGATCAGCATGAGCGACCCATCGGGTAGTTCGCGGGCCAGCACGGCGTCGGCCATGCCAACCTCGGCCAGCACGCCACGGAGTGCGTCCTGCTGTGCCTTGGGGTGGGTGCGCCAGTTTTTCGGATTCGGCACCAGCAGGTTGGCGGGAACACGTCTCAGTTCGCGTATGCGGTCACGGATCTTCACGGGCGGGTATCCAGAGGGTTTTGTGGCTTTTGGCCGGGAAACGCGTTGTGGAGGGCTGTGGAGTGGGGGGGGCCATAAACCCCCGGCCACACGCCTACAGGGTCTACTAGTGGTTTTGCTGATTGTCGCCATCCGACGCGGCCCCCCTACGGGGTGCCTGCGGTGAATCGCCCTTGTATAAATACCCCCCGCGTCAACCAGCGCGGGGGCAAAAAGTCCACGTTCATCCGTAGGCCGCAGTCTTGCGGGAGTGGCACGGGTGGCACAGGCACTGGCCGTTCTCCACCGAGTACCGCAGGTCGGGCCGCTGCACCACCGGGATGATATGGTCGGCGTGAGCCTGCCCCTTGCCGCCGCACACTTGCCCACACTGACGGCAGGTGTACTCGTCGCGTAGCAGCACGGCTGCACGCCATGCTTTGTGCCGACCATCGCAGTATCCGCGAGCCGCCGCGTTCGGTCGCTGCTCCCGCCGCCGCACCTTGGCTGTGCTTCGCGGCAAGCGGAACATCGCGACTCGTTGCGGCATGGGTCAACTCTTGAGGGTCACGGTAGCCGCGACTCCGGTGCCCGCTGCACTGCCCGAAAGAATCTCAAGGAACGGCACGCCGAACACAGCATCAGGCAGAGCGTACACCGCACCGACTGCCGTGGATGGAACGAGCGTGATGTCGGCTACCGAGCCGTCCGCGTTGTAGAGCCGCTTGAACGTGCCGCCTTCTGCACTGCTGCCCCACATCTGGAGCGTAGTAGATGAAGCACTCATGGTCCCGGTGTCGATCACACCACCCGCGAAGTCCTCAAGGAACAGCGTGGTGGCCGATGCGGTAGAGGTGGTCAGCGTGATCGGCACTTGCCGCGAGCGGCGGCGCATCTTGATTTCGGACATAGCATCTTCTCCTGTGGTGGCACGGGTCGAGCCCGCAACGTGGCCTCACACCCAAGCCTACGAAACAGCGGGTCAGCCCTTGCAGTCCCCTAGTTCACAGGGCTAGGGGACTCCTCTGGCACCAGTTGCGGCACTGCATCGGCGGCAAACTCAAGGTCGGCCAGCGGGATCACCTCCACGCTGGCGAAGTTGCTTGCGTCCAGCCGTGCGAATCCCGCAGCGTAGATGCCGCCTTCCGCGAGGCACTGCGGTAGGATGTCGGCAACGTGGCACCAGCGACCATCGGCTAGTGCGGCAGGGTACACGGTGCAGCGAG